ATACGCCACCATCGTCGCGGGCTTGCCGGCATTGCCGGCGCCGCCGACTGCAACCCATTGGCCGGGCGAAAACAGCGTCGCGTCATTGACGGTGATATTTGCCGAGGCGGCCGTGGTTGTCCCAGTCGTGAAGCCGAAATCGAGCGCCAGCGCCGTCGTCGGCACTCCCGTCCAGTTGAACGAGCCGATAGGCGTACCTGCCGCCGTGGCCTGTACCAGCGGCACAAGAGGCACACCAGGAGCCATCGTTGGATTGCCGGCGGTCGTTCCGTTCGCTTGCGCAAGCGCACCCGCGGCGAGCGTAAAATTGGTGTTGATGCCAGCGAGCGTCGCCAGCGCAGCGATGTTCGCCGTACCTGTCGCCTGCGGGATATTGTCAGCCAAAACAAAATAAGGGCTGTTGAGAAACACCGGCACGCGACCGGCATACAAACCGTCCTTGCGCGAGGGCCAAAACCGCGGATCAGGCAGACCATCGCCCTGGTAGGTCAGGCCCGGCCCGTCCATCACCTCAACGCGACCGTCGATGACGGAGCCAATGGAGTAGGCCGGGCCGCGAAAGACTGACTCACCCATGTCTTATGCGTCCTTTGGCTGTCATCTCGGCTCAGTTGGTCGGGAACGAGAAATACATCACGCGCGGGTCGTTGTAAGCAAATACGTAGCGTTCATAGCCCTTAACCAGCAGATTGTCCGTGATGTTATCGACCCACATGTCCATCTCGAACGGGATGCGCAGAATGTGCAGCAATCCTTCGATGTTGGTTTTGACAAACCACGCGAAGTTCGAGGTGAGGAAGTCCAACGCTATGTAGCCCTCCGGCAGGCCGCCTCCGGTCGAGAGGATAGCGTTGACATCGTTGTCCGCCGAACCGGGCCGCAGCTCCGTCTTGAGCAACCGGATCGCAACAGGCTCCAAAGCCGGCGGCACGATGAGCTGTCGCGCCCTGGCCAAAATCTTGACGTTGCGCTCGTTGACGAAGCCAGTGCGGACGTTGACCTGAGCCTGCAGAAGGCTCGCCTCATTGAGCGAAGCGTCAACCGCGAAACGATTGGCATAAGTTGCGCCGTCAACAGGATGGGACACCGAGGCGAACGGCACGTTGTCGCCGCCGAGCCCTGGGATGACCACGGTCGCGGTATTGAGGACCGACGCCGCCTGGATTTCTTTGAACTGGGCAAAGACCTCCTGCATTTTCAGGTTGGTCGGATTGAATTGGGCCCGGTATAGATTGTCGTCGATGACCTTGCGCGTCATCGCGTAGCCAAGCCCGACCTCGAAGGCCTCGATATTCCACGCCCAGCGCTCGCCAGCTTGATTGTCGAACTGAGTGGCTGCACCCTCGCCTTTAAGGAACGGCAACCCCAAAAACGCCATCTGGGTCGAACGTTCGACGGCCATGTTCGACCGCCGAGTCTTGTAAATTTTATCCCACTGCCGCGGGATCATGTCGTATGAGCCGCGAACGTCGAATAGTCCCGGCAGGAGTTCGCTGCGAAGGGCACCAAGGGCGATAGGCATGGGTCAGTTCCCCGCTTTATATGCCGGTTAGATGCCGGTTAGATGCCGGTCAGCGACTTAGAGTCGACGTTGTTGAACGTCACGATCGCCATGTTGAAGTTCGTGTTCTGGTCGGCGCCGTTGAACTGCGTGCCGCCCAGCGCCGGGTTGCCAACGACCATGTCGTCCGAGAACAAGCGAACGATTCGGAACGGTAGCGTTGCCGTCGTCGCCGGCTGGCCGCCATTGGTGTTGGCTGAGTCAAGCAGCGAGCCGCTGATTTGGTTGACGGTGTTGCCCTGGCCAGAGCCGGCGACCGGAGCCGTCGAGCCGCCGGTAGCAATGAAAAAGCCGACGTTGTTGCCTACGCTAGTCAGCAAAATCGGGATGCCGTTCGCCTGCGCCTTGAAATACGCACCGGCCGCGTCGATGATATAACAGTCAACGTCGAACTGCGCGTCAGACCCCGGCCAATACCAAGATCTGATTTTCCTTTGCTGACTGACGCTCACATATTCGCAGCTCTCAAAAACACCGGCGACCTGCACCGTGTTCGACGACGCCTGGGCAATGTAACCGGTGCTGAGCGAGACGACCGGATCGCCGTGAAAAATCGGGTTTGTATTGCCAAGCGCGATGCGGCGCTTACGAAAGCCGTAGGACGGCGTGACGCCCTCCATATAACCGACGTGCTGGAACCCAAAGGGCGTGAGGACATTCGCCATGAGCGAGGGCTCCCTGTGTTGTCAGGGTGCGTCCTCGCCGGTCGAGCCTCCGCTCGGGTTGGACTATCAGAGGGTGGTGCTCGACCCGGCATCGTGCGGGTCGACTCGCTCGGCGCATCGCGCGCTTATGAGCGGAGGAGCCACGTCTACCTGTCACGCCGCTCGGGCAGCGCCTATCGAGGTCAGGCTGAATTGCCCTTTACCTAATCGCCCCTACGCCTGTCAAGCGCGCATGTCATACGGTTTCATAAGAGGGCGGGTCGATGTCGGCCGGCATCCGCTCAATGGCGCGCTTCGCCGTCAGCCTCGTGCCGCGATATCGATCGCTCCGGGCGCCCGGCAATCCCTTCGGCTCGAACTGCTCATTGCGGACCCGAATGAGGTCATCCGCCTTGCGCCGATCGTGATCTTCGGCATCGAGACTCAGCACCTTGGCCCGTTCCATGAGCATCAGCCCGTCGATCACGATCGCCGCGTCGCCTGCGCTCGCAGGCGCGAACCGGCCAGGATAGCGTGATGCCGGGACCATCTCCCAGCCGTTGGCCAAATAACTGTTCATATGGCCGAAATCCCGGCCAATGACGTTCAGGTCCTTCCAGTTGTAATCCCATCCATCCGGGATTTCATCACGGTCAATGTGGAACTTGTCCATCCCATCCGACTGGGTGCGGCTGACCACCTGACCGGCGCGGTTGAGAGCGGTGACCCGCCGCGGTTCAACGCGAGACTCGACCCTCGTGGGACCACGGTAGGCAGGCGCCACCTTGCCGTCCTTACCGATCAGCCCCGTCTGGCGCAGCACGCTGAGCATGCGCTCCTCGATCGAGGTCTCCTTCTGCGCCGGCTTCGGTGCCGGCGCGGGCCTCTTACGAGGACGCTTGCCGTTCGCCTTAGCCAACTCCGCCCGCCGCGCCGCCAACTCCGCCCGCCGCGCCGCCGCCTGCGCGCGCGTCAGCCCCTGCGGAGGCATAGCTGCCGCGTTCTCCGGCCCACCGTCGCCGATGACCTTCGCCGCCTGCGCGGACTCCGGCGGAGCCGTCGCATTGCCGTCGATGTCCAGTCCCTCACGTTGCACCGCCTCACGAGCTTCTTGCTTCGCCACCTTGGCGGCCCGAAGCGCTGACATCTTTTCGTCCATTGTCATAGTCATCGCAGCACCTACGCATAGGGCGTGTTGTAACGCCCTTCCTTCATCATGATCGCCTTACGCCGGGCGTACTCCCGGACACCGATCGGATCGCCCTTCTTGAACTTCTTGTCAGGATCGTCGTAGTTCCAAACGAGCGTGCCATCCGTCGCCCGCGCTTGCTCGGCCTCGTTCAGCGACACCCTGTTGTTGTCGCCGCCCCCACTGCCGTTGCCAGTGGTGCCGCGCGATACGGGCGCCGATACCGGCATGCGCCTCTCCTCTTGCTGCTGCTTGCGGCCGCGATCGTCATCGGTGCCGCTCCCGTCATTGGTGTGGCCGAGCTTCTCGTCGAGAAACCGATAATAGGCATCGCTGTCGAACACATAACCGTCGGCCTGGGCAAAATGATGGGCCCGCATCAGCAACGCGCGCTTGTTGTCGTCCTTGACGTATTCCGGATGATCGCGAATCCAGCGCTCGGCGCGCGGCGGCAGCCGCATGTTACGTACATGGGTGTCGAACGCTTCCTGTTCGGTCGGCTGAACATCATTTCTCGGAGGAGTCCTTTTCGCTGCCGCCTCTTCGTCCTCCAGCGCCTGCTTGCCGGCATTGAGCTGGTGGAGTTGCGCCGCCGCCTCCGCCATCATCCGCTGCGCTTTCGCTGCGTCCATAGCCTTGCCAGCATCGAACGCCGCCGCATAGGCCGCCTCTGCGCTGTCGAGCGCCGCTGTCGTCGTCGCGATCGCGTTGTCGAGCGCCACCCGCTGCGAACCGGCGCTGTCCTTGCGCGCTGCATCGGCGTCGGCACGAGCTTGCGTCGCGGCCGCGCGTTCTCGGCGTTCGCGCTCTTCCGCTTGCCGCCGGCCATCCGTCTCAGCCTGGACACGCTTGCGATCGTCTTCGCGCTCACGCGTCAGCGTCGCAATCTGGTCCTGCAGCGCCTTCAGGCCTTCGGGCGGGCTAGACTCCTTCGGGCGCGGCGCCTCGTTGCTGTCCGACGTCACAAAGTCGTCGGCCGGAATCGTGAACGTCATCTCAGGCATGAGCCGTCACCATACGTAATCGGGGCTCGGTATCCGCATGCGGATGTCTTTTTCGGTCATCACGCGACATAAGACATGATCCTTGGGGCCATCACCACGAACCAGCGTGATGGGCCACCCGTCGCTGGCGCGAAACACGATCCAATCACCGACATTGACGCTCATGCCGGCGAAATCCGTGTCATCGCCCGGAACAAAAGCACTCGGCCCCTTACCGATAACGAGACCGACCTTGCCTTGATATTCGTCCTCCTTTCGCGTCGAGTCGGTCAGCTCGAACTCTTTGCCGCCGAGCATGACCGTTTTAGGCCGCAGATAGATCGCTACCATAACCGCGTTATGGAACAGCTCATGGTCCGAAATGTCGCCGACCTGCTTCATCAGGTCCTCGCGCGGGTCGGTCTTATGGACGGCACGGAGCGCGGGCATCAGGACGGATTTCCTGCAGTTGCGGCCGCCGCTGTTGCTGCTGCTTCTGCCTTGGCGGCTTGCCCTTTTTGGTAGGGCATCCATTCGCAATACGACAGCGCGGTCTTGGTGCTATCCGAATTGATGACAAAGGGCGGCTCATCGCCGTCCTGTATGATCTTGACGCCTTGGGCCCCCAGCACAGGCTCGCCGGCCGGCCCAATCACCATCACATTGACGGCGCCGTCCTCATTGACGTGGGCGACATGGGCCGCGAACGGCGGCTTGTGTGCCTTGAATATGCTCGGATGAAAGTCCGGGCCGGGCGTGAACCATACGACCCGCCCAACAGTCGGCTCAATTGTGCTCATGCTTTCTCCTCTTTCTCCTCTTTGGGATGGCGACCAACGCGGGCCGCAATGTCGTCGAAAGACTCCCCCTCCGTGACGACGCCGGAGACCGAGCGCATCAATGCGATCTCGTGCAGCACCTTTTCGAGCAATCGGCGTGATACGAACACCTCGTCACCGGCAGGCGCCTGTGCCAACACGTCTTGCAGCTCGTCCTCAATTAGTTTCATGCAACGTTTCTTTCCCGTGGGTCAGGATGCGACAACGACTTTTGCGTGGCGTCCATCAAGTCGATCACATAGGTCAGTGCCTTCATAAACTCGACTTGTCCACGGTACTCGGCGAGGTCCTGGGCCTTGCCATCAAGCAGCACAGCCGTCCGGCGGATTCTCTCCGCCTCGATCTTGCCGTAGAGACGCCGCGCGAACGTGCCGTCGAAGTTATTCATTACGGCGCAGCTCCGCGTGAGGCCATATGAGCCTTCTCCAGCCGGCCGACGCCTGACTTCGAGCCAGCCCTCATATGCGGCACTTTAGGCGAGACCTGTTTCTGCCCGTAAGCTACGATGCCGCTCCCCGTCACAGGCGCCGACATTGGCTTCGCCGGCTTTTGTCCATAGGGCACGATCGGGCCACCTCGGGCCCTGGTGATGACCGGCCCGCGCCCGATGTCCTTGCCGTCCGTCTTGCCATCGGTATGCGCAACCCGTGTCTTGCGCTTCTCGCCCTCTCGCCATCCAGGCGGCTGCTTCGGCATCTTGTCCCCAGGACCTTGATCGCGAACACCGTGATCGCGAACACCGACGCGCCCGCCTTTAGCTCGAACCGGCACAGGGGGACCGCCAGGAGGAAGCATCGGCGGACGCATCGGCATCGGTGGACCTCCGGCCGGCAAACCAGGAGGCGCCGCCGCCACAGGCGCAGGCATAGGCGCGGGCGGCGGCAAGTTGGGAGCTGGTCCGAGCCCCTGGGAGAGTCCTGGATGTCCCATGGATATGTTGACGGTGGTGTGACCCTTCTTGCCCCCAGCACGCCCACCACGGGCCCGCTTAAGCGCCCCAGGCTTGACCATGCCCTTGATCATAGCGCGGTCCTCGGCCTCGTCACCGTGCTCCGCCCGGCCACCACGGGCCCGTCTGGCGCGATCCATCCGGTGTTTAGCGCGCTTGCCGTCGGCATGACCGCCGCGCTTGAGGTGCGCCTTGGCCGTCAGCTTGCGGTGCATCTTGTCCGAGGCAACCTCGCGGTCGCTCTCGTGGCTCGCATCCTCCTCGCCGGAGGGAACGCCACCACCACTGGCATACTTGAGCTTGCCCCCGGCAAGACGGCGGGCACGATCGTGCTCGACTTTATGCGCGCGATGCGCGTGGAATTGATGCGCCATAGTCTGCCATCTCCATTCGACGATGATAGGCGTGCGGACCAGACTCCCGTAAAACGTGGCGGGTACGGTCTCGCTTGATCATTGCTGAGGCCCTGGCGGCTGGCTTGCTGCGTGAACGTCCATCACCGCTTCGTGCGCTGCCTGTGTAGCATCGAGCGCATGCTGGCGCAACGCAAGGTCGTGGCCTGCCATATCCATCGCCTGCTTATGCTGCTGGCCGACAAAATCCATCTGCTGCCCGGCGAGTTCCATCTCGTGCTCACGCTGCGCCGTGCCAACGTCGTTGGCATGAATGATCAATTCGCGGGCGAGGTCGGTGTCCGCGATCTTTTCCTTACTCTGCCGGTCGAGCGCCTTACTCGCCATGTCCTGCTGCTTGCGCAGCTCCTCGGCGTCGGCCTGCTGCGCCTTAGTCTGAGCATCCTTGAGCTTGGCCTGCGCGATAAGGTCCTGCGGGCTCGGCTGCGGCTGGGCATTCGGGTCGGGCGGCGGCGCAAGGTACTTCTCCGGCCGCGCATCGCCGAGCACACGTAGCGCCTCGCGGTAGACCTCCATCAGATTGAACACACCAGGGGGAGCCCCCTGGGCGAGCTGCAGACGGGCGACCGCCTTCATGATGCGATGGAAATGACTCGGCGTGTTCGGGTCAGCCTTCGGCACGAGGTCATAGTCGTCGAGCGCCTGCAGCAGCTTGGCGCGGTCCCATGTCGTCGTCATCTGCTTGCCGCGGCGCTGGCGCTGAAATCGCCAAAGCGCCTCCGGGTCCTCGCGAAACCGCTCGACCAGCAGCTGGAACTCTTCACTCTGTGCCTGATGCATCCCTTTATGGGCGGCAGACTCGACCTTCGTCGCTTGCTCGATCAGGGCCAAGGTTGTGCCCACCGGAGCATCCTGCTTGCCCTCGCCGATCGGCAAGTCCGCCGTGCCGCCGAGCTTTTGGGCGTAGCCGCGCGTCATCCCAATGACCTGAACGAAGCCCGGCGTCACGTCCTTGTACGGAAATGGCATGATCACCTTGCGAATATCGTCCACGCTGCCAAGGTCAATCGGGACGAACTGGCCGGCACCGGCAACAATTTGATTGGAGTCCTGCTTAGCGGCTGGTGATTTGGCCGCGACCCCACCAGGGAAATTGGCCATCTGCCCGCAGTCGATCGCCTCGCGCAACATGGCGGTGCAAGCATTCGTCAGGTTGCCGATCAAGTGCAACATGCCGATGCCGTAAAAGCCGAGCCATGTCACGAAATCCCACACGACGTAACGGCGCCGGATCGTGCAATATTCGTCGTCCTCGTCCCAATTGCGATTGACCGCCAGGATGCGCCGGCTGTCCTTCTCGATGGTCACAAGATAAGGCAGCGGCACGCCCTTGCCCTTGAGCGCAAAGGTTTCTGGCTCCAGGTCCGGCAGATCACGATCGCAGCAAACTTCGTACAACGTATAAGGCTGATCCTCGGGGCGCGTCTGGTCCTTGCGCACCCCTTGGATGTCCTCGATCTTGCCTGTGACAGGATCGGTCGTCCCAACTGGTTGCGGCGCCGCGACATCGCGATAGTGCCCCATCGCCACCATGCGCCGGAAGGTAGCTTGCCGCATCTCGACGATATGCGTGACGCGATCGGCATTGAGAATGTCGGTGGCCGCGTTGGAGACCAAGAAGTTCTGCGCCTCGATACTCTCGGAGACCGGCCGGCGCCTTAAGGGGCAATTGTAGACCTTCTTCACACCGAACCCGCCAAAATACACCCAGGCCAGCATGCGTTTTGTGTCGGGGTAATATTCCGTCGCGATCTGCGTCAAGTAATGGTTGAAATCCTTTTCCAGTACGTCAGCGAGATCGTCACGCGGATCGTCGCCCGTGTCCTCGATCTTGACTGGCCCGGCCGCCGGCAGGAACTCACCGATCGCGTTGGCCTGTCCGCGTACGATCGCCTCCGTCAAAACCGGATCGCGCACCTTGCTCATGCCCTCGACCGGAGCTGAACTGCCGCTAACATCGGCCTTGGGGTCCTCGATCTTCAGCCCGAGCAGCTCCAGGCCACGCTTGCGCGTGTCCATCCACTCCTTACGCGACTGCTCGTCCGCGTCGATGCCCTCCAGCAGCACTTCCGCCCACCGGGACAACTCATCATCGTCGATCTCATCAATGATGTTGTCGACAAACTGGGCGGGCTGCGGCTTGCCGTTGGCACCGATCGGCTTGCCTGAAAAATCAACCGTGATGGTGCCATCGTCATTCTTGATGACGAGCACCCTATCCCGTGGCTGGACCGGCGCCTCGTTGCCCTCGACCTCGACAAAGATTGGGCCGCCAATACCCGCGTCGGCGCCCAGTCCGCTCGGCTTGTGCCAAAACGCGTCTGGCGCCCGATAGTCAGCGTCGGCCATTGAGTATTCCAATCAACCGTTTGCGCTCCCGTACTTGGCGGGTATTCGCAGCCTCATAGACAAACGCTATTACAATCGCCCCACCGATCGCTCCGATAAAAAACGTCAACAAGAGCCACCATATCATGCTGTTTCCTTTTTCCTTTCACGCCGGATAGAGGACCATTGGCTTCTTGCGCTTTTCAGCAACCGCGCGGCGTTCACGCAGCAGCTCCTCATTGCGCCGGAGCAGGCCCTTATCGCGCAGCCATTTCGCCGCGTGGGTCGCCGAGTCGGTGAGGTCCTTGTACCGCCCTTTCGGGAACATCGCCATCTCGCTGCGCACCATCTCCGCCCAGTCGCGGGCCGGCGCCCACACGACTTCCTGGGCCCAGATCGGTTGGACCGCGAGCGCTCTGGAAACCTTGTCTTTCGGCGCCGGCATGCCAACGATGCCCCAGCGCTCGTCCGCATAGAGCCGCCGCATCTCGTGGATGACATCGAGCCCCGAGGCCTTGGCCTCGATCAGGAGCGTATCGGCGTTGAACCGCCTCGCACTGTGGGCGACCCATTCGCAAAGCCCCCATCGCGGCTGGGCGCGCTTTGTCCATGAGGCGACGCTTTCGTCCTGGCGCTTGGGAATGTCCTCGCCGTGGATTTTGAGGTGCTTGCGCCAAGCGTGCATCAGCATGAGGCGCGGCACCTCGTCTTCGCCGCTCAACTCATCGGGTAACCACGGCTGGCCCGTCGGGCGCCACACGCCCCACACCGTCAAACCGCTAGGATCGTTTTCCTCTCGTTCCGTGAAGGCCGAGTCGAGCGACACAAGAATAAAATCCATGTCCGGGAACTTGCCTGTGGGACTCTCCCAGAGCTGCCACCACCCCAGTTCGAAGATACCGCCCTTCCGCGGCATCGGCGCCTGCTGGTACTGACCGGCATAGGCGAACGGGCCCATGTCGATCTTGAACTCCTCGACTTGGGAACGGGGAAATCTCTTGTCCCAGGCAAGTTCGCCGGCCCGTTCATCCATAGCGGCCGCATCGAGCAGGTCCCCGTCGTCATCGGTTGCCCGGGGGTCGATCCAGCCGATCTCGTTGCCCTCATAGTCGGCCGGAAACCGCTCGGGCTCGAACTCCATCGGGATCATGAGGTGGGTGTAGTTCAACTCAGCCGACAGGATGAAGCCAGATACATCCTCCTCGTGCAGCCGCTGCATGATGACGACGATCGCGGTGTTCTCGTCGTTCAAGCGGTTCGACATACTCTCCCGAAACCAGCGCACTGTTTCCTGGCGGACCTGTTCGGATTCGGACTGCTTGACATTGTGAGGGTCATCGAGGACGAGGCGGTCGCCGCGCTCGCCGGTCGAGACGCCGCCGACCGAGGTCGCCAGCTTCCATCCGGTACGCGTGTTGGCAATCTTGCGATCTCCGATCCGCTCCAGGGTGAATCGCTCACCCCAGAGGGATCGGTACCGCTCGGACTCAAGCAGGGCCCGAAACCTGCCGTTGTCGCGCTCGGTCAGCGTCGCCGAGTAGCTGAAGGCCACATAGCGCAGGTAAGGCCTGTTCATTGGCCCCCATTCCCAGGCGGGCCAAAAGACATCCACCAGCAGCGACTTCATCATGCCCGGCGGCACATTGATAAGCAGACGTTTGATGTCGCCGCGGGTAATCGCCTCTAGATGCTCGCACATGGCATCGAGAGGCCATCCCTCAACCATCTCGCGATCGGGCTCAAGCGCGGACCAGCAGTAGCGGACGAACCGGATCAAGCCGCCACGGCGGCGCGCCTGGGCCTTGCGCTCCTTGTTGAACTCGGCCTCGGTCCTGACCGCATATTCGGCGTGCCGGCGCCTTTCGATTTCACGGTCGATCTCGCTGCGGGCTGTCGGCATCCGCGCCAGCATGCTGATGTCCCGAAGCGTCGTACTCATTTACCGCCTCCCTAACGCCGTCCAGGACGGTCCTCCGGAGCCGTGAGCGCCGTGAGCGCTCCGTAGATGTCATGGCCTTATCCCCAATCAATCAGGAAACAATTTGACCGTGATCCGCCTGAAGAACACCAGCTCGGCGTCGGTGAGCCCGGACAGGTTGAGCGGGGCGTTCGGATCGCCCGCGACCTTCACGGCGGACAGCTGCGGGTGCTCGTAACGCGCTAAATCACGTAACACACTGTGAGCATAGAGCATTTGCTCCGCGACGACGCGCCGATCGGCCTTATCGCCGCGGTCAATTTCGGCCTTTGCACGGTCCATGAAATATTTAGCCACCAGCCTCATTTGATCAATGCTGTCAAAGCCTTGCGGGATTGTCTCGGCCCTTGTTGCAGCCTTTGCGACCTGTATGCTGGCTACCTTTTCGGGTATTGTTACTCTTTTTTTGCCGAAAATCTTATTGGGGGTGCCTTTTTGGCGGCCTCCGCGGCGTTCTCCGGGCCTCGAACCTCCTCCAGGCATTGAAGAATTTCCTTTTATAGCGATCGAATAGCCAAGCGATCGAATAGCCACGAGTGGCTAGGTGTAAGGCGGGAGTTGACAAAAAATTAGGTAATGCGGTCTACGAACGGTGGGCGGGGTCGGCAGCGCGGCTTAATGTGACTGCCCGACCCTATTCATTGGAAACCTGATGGGAGATCAATAAACATGCTGGACATCACTGCTGCCAACACCGCCCGCTTGCCGAATAGCACGTCTTCGGTAGTGAGGGCAACCACCGGAGAGCGGCGGCGCGGCGGTCGCTCATGCTGGCCTCCCATCGCCCAGAGGGAGGGACCATTTGCGCTCCCAGTCGTTGCAGCCGTCGTCGAGGTTGAGCGGCTTGTAGCCCAAGAGGCACCGCGGGAACGTTTGGAAGCTTTTGTAGCCCGGCGTGCCTGTTTCCTTGCCGTCGCGCCATCGGCACGATTTGCAGATCATGGGCGGCCGGCGCATGGCGTCGATCTGGTTGAGGACGGCCAGGATTGGCGCCAGGAGACGGGTGGCTTCGGTCATTTCACCAGCTTTCGAGTGCGCCGTCGGCGCTGTTCCGCTTTTATTCGTTTCAAATTTTCGTTGA